TCAGCTTTAGCAAACAAGTTCAATCGAAATTTAGAAGATTTAACCCAATCTTGAAAACCAACATCTTGTGCGATAGTGGTAAAATCAGGATGTTTAGTCGACAGTTGTTGTGCCGTCTTCATCTTTCTCATTTCTAATGCTGCTTGTCTTGCTTCAATTACAGCAGGATGCTTCTCTACTTGTCTGTTGACAGCCTGTTTCGGGTCTACAAAAAAGTCTTCTTCAAGCGATTCTTCAATAGGCGCTGTTTCTTTTGCTCTAGCTTCGAGTTGTTGTTTTAAAAGCTGGTCTGCAAGACTTCGTACTTCGTGAACCTCGTTTGCTTGACGACCTATTAGCTTTTCAGCTTCTTGGTGCATCTTTGCAATTTCTGATGCTGACTTACCTCTGTACTTCTCAGGTAACTCATCAACTGGTTCTTGTTGTTTAACTTCAGATTGTGCATCGGTTGTTGATGCCTCTGGAGTTGTAACATCTTGTACTACTTCTTGCTCATTGCTTTCAAACAGTTCTTCGTCTTGAATAAATGTTGCTGCCATTTAAAGTCTCCTGTCACCGAATCAAGTGATTTTAGGATTAATAATCTGAGGCTCTTGCGAGGTATCTCAGGCGTTTTGCTTTGCTTCTTGCTTCTGTTTGTCTTCGTGCCTTTTTGCCCATCTATCATAGGCAGATACGAAAACAGGGTCAGTGCCGTCCAAACTAATTCGTATAGGCGAAATAATTCGGTTAGCATCTAAACCACATTCACAGGGAATTACTGTTGTTTTATCTCCAACAAAACTCTCTGTGATATGTCCTTCTGAGCATTTAAAGTCATATAACTTCCTACTCATTCGCCGTATCTCCCGATAAGAGCTGCTCGTAGGATTGCTCTGAAACATCTTTTAAGCTGATTAACCACTGGAGAATGTCCAGTTGTCCACGCTTTAGTTGTAAATCAGCCTCATTTTGGATTGGTAGTACCTGATTTAAGGAATTGAACATATTCTGTGCATCTTCCAGAAAATCTACCCAACCTTGAGTCGCCATCATTGCAAAGCGACTCTCGTAATATTCTTGTAGTGTTTTATCTATCATTCTTCTTTATCCTTGCAGGAGAAGTAAGTACTTACTTACATTTATAGGTGCATTGTACCACAACTTTATAAAAAAGTCAAGATATTTTTACTGGTTTTGTTGTTTTTTCATCTGAAGCTCAACAATCTTGCCTTTATTCTTAATATCGGCTTCTTTGAGCATCAATTCCGCTATCTTAGCTCGTTTAGCAAACTCAGATTCTTGGTTTTTACCATCAATGTTGGTTGATAGGGAACTAATAACCTTAGCACGAAGCTCTTCTGGCATCATTTGGGTCTCTACAACCGTCTTAGCAGCCTCTGCTTGGTCTCTTTGCGCTCTAGCTTGTAGAGATTGGGTCGTAGCTTGCTTCTGTTCCATGTCCATCTGTATCGCCATCTGTTGCATTTGGGCTTGCTCTGGGTTAGGCTGACTCATCTGTGTTAATGCAGCTTCCATCTCAGCCCGATTAGACAGACTAGAGTTCGCAATGATGCCTTTGAGGATGATTGGGAGGACTGGGGTGTTAGGACCAAGCGTTTGCAATAGTCCAATGAGCTGCTGTTGTTCGTACTCACGAGCCATGATGCCTAAAGTAGCGCTAGGCATAAACTGCATATCAACAGACGGATAACGCTCAGGGTCAAACTGCATATACCGATAGGCTGCTTTTTTGATTAGCGGAACCATGAAGTCTTCTTGGAAGTTCGTTAGAGTTCGCTTATACTTCTTGATGATACCAGCCATTGCCATTGACATCCCAGCACCAGAAGCATCTCTGGAAGCCTGTGATACAACACCTTGGCTATCGAGAGTACCAGTTGCCATTAGGAGCATACGCTCAAACTCTTTAGAGGTAGCGAAGTTCTCTGGTGAGGTTTGACCAAACTTGAATGGGAACAGAATCTCTGCTGGATTACCATTCGTGAGGATTGCTTTACCGGGTTTAACTTCAAACTTAGAGCCACGAGGTAAGCGAGTAGCGTCCATCGCAATCATCGGTGCTGTAGTCAATGCCAAGCTATCTAGGTGACTGCGTAGTTGAGCATCGATAGCCTTTTGCATATTATAGGCTTTCTCAACAGTGCCACGACCCCAGAACCGATTAGGAACAGTGTCATCCTGATATGCCAACACAGGGCGGTCTTGCATCATGTAGGGGTTCTTCTCAGCCTTGAGGAGTAGTCCATCATTAGCAATCACTACAATCGCCTCTACGAGGTCGCTATAGGTGTCAGCGGTGCTTTCTTCAGGGAAGAGGTCAACAACTTCTTCACCTTCGTTTTCTAACTGCTCTAGGTACTCTCTTGGGACTAAACCGTAGTATGTCAGGAGTTTGACTTTGTCGTCTTGGTACTGCACTACTTCTTGGGTGACTTCTAAGTCGTCATCGTTGCCAGCAGGTCCGATGTCTACCTTACGATAGATACCCTTCTCCATGCCTTCAACCACTTTATGAATAGACACAAACTTCTCAACTGCACATCCCATCGCATCGTCAATCGAGGTAGCGTTGGGGTCAATCAAAAAGTTCTTAGGATTGACAGGGTTTACCTTAACGCAGAAGTATTCTCTTTCTTGTACGCCATAGGCGGCTTGTTCCATGCCCGGCATTGGCATCGTAGCAGGGACAAACTCTTTCTCTTGCTTAACGATAATCTCGCCAATACCTGTACCATAAATCTCTGCCATCAATTCGATTTGGTCGATAGACTTACGAATCTTATGCTTTTCTAAATCTTCTTTGAGCTGAATCTTTAGTGCCTCAACATCCATCGGATTGTTGTTGTAGTCTCTAACATCGTCTTTGATGTCAAAGAACTCTCCGTTACCAAAGATAGCTTCCATGATTTCAGCGTGGCGGGTTTCTACCGCTTGCTGAGTAGCTGGACTAATTAGGCGGCTACGCTCAGAATCTCGTGTCTTATCTTCGTCAGCCCAGATACCACGAAAGATACGCTCGTACTCTTTCCAGTATTCTAGGTAGTTCTCATCACGAGAATCTCTCCATCTGTCGCAGTGTTGAATAACAAAGGCACAAAGCTCTTTGTCTGCTTCAGAAGGTTCTTCCCAGCTTGTACCTTCGTTCATGTCCATATTTTCAGCCATTTTAATCCTTTATCAATATCCGGAAATAACATCAAGAGCTTCCCAATCATCAGACTCATTGTCAATACTGTAGCTAGTGACAGCGAGTTGGTCGATATAACTTAATGCATCCACTAAGTCGTCGTGTACATTAGAGGTAGGAAACATCAAGAGTTGGTCAACAAACTCATCAAAGTCTTCTTCAGCATTTAGAATCACTCGTCCATGCTCGAAGCGTCCTTGTAGTCCCCAAACAATCCTATCTACTTTTTTCTTATTACCATGCGTTAAATCTAGGATATGTGCGTAACAGTTGTTCTTTCGCATCAAATCACTGAGATAAGGCAAGACTGCGTTCTTTAGCGCCCCTCGCTCGATTCCAACTGCGAGAGGCTCATACTCTTTAATATTCTTTAAGATGTTCAGTGCGGTGGTTTGTATATCCCAACGCCCAGCTTCAATCTTATCGACAAACCAAGTGCCATCATCGGTTACTTTGACAATGGCGATAGCAGACTGGTCAAGTCGTTTCTTGGTAGCACTAGCACTCTTAGCGACATCTTCAAAGCCAGCTAAGTCTACTGCAATATACCACGAACCATCTTTAGGTTGCTCATCAAACTTAATCCACTCTTCTTTAAATAATCCTGCACCAGCATTATTGAAGGAAGACAGGTACTCTTGTCCGAATGCAAAGCTACTGAGTGTTCTCTTTGCAGCCTCAATCTCTTTAGGGTCAATCGTTTCATTGTCAGCGGTGGTAAAGTGCCACGACTTCCAATCTTCATCTAAATTACTCTGTCCTAGCTGATACCACTCATAGAAGTGGTTACGCCCAGACGGAGTCGAGATAAACATTGCTCTACCTTTTTTATCCGACAGAGCAGCACGAAGTACTCGTTCCCAAATCTCTGACTTGATAAAGGCGACCTCGTCCATTACCAAGTACGACAAAGACACACCACGCAAAGAGTCTTGGTTGTCAGCTCCTCGAATGAGGATTTTTCTGTTATTCACCAAAGTAATCTCTAAGTTGTTGATGTGTGCGGATTTGATGACAGGCTTTCCTAAGTCCATCAACAAGTCCCACATAATCGTTCTAGCTTGTCCAAGGGTTGGTGCAACATACATCACACTAGAACCTTCAGGACAATTTAACCCTTCAATCAATAGGGTTACTGCAGACAACCTACTCTTACCACAACGGCGACCAGCAGCGATTACTTTGAATCGGGTGTGGTCCTTAAATACTGTTTGTTGCCACTTCAGCAGTTTAAAATCAAGATTCATCGATGTCCTTAATGGTTACATCAGTAACATCGGTATCTATTACTTCTTCTGCTTCTATCATTGGATTTGTT